CCGTCCTTTATGGACTGAATGAATGATTCAGAGAATTTCTGTCTTGCTTCGTTGATCAGATCCTTTGATTTCATAATCTACCTCCTACTATGACCTGTTGAATGTGCTAAAAAGTTTCTGGAATCCGTCTACCGGCGCAGGCTCTGCCCTGGCCGTTGGGTCTGTCCCGTCAGCCTGTGGGCTGCCCTCTCCTGACTGGTCATCCTCATCGGATGTCTGGTCACCGTCTGCCCCCGCGTCCGGTGCCGGCTCGCCTCCCGTAGGCTCCGGCTCTGCCGCGCCTGCCTTTGGTTCATCCGGCTCTGTGCCGCTTGCATCAGGCACCGCCCCTTTACATCTTCCTTCCACCAATTGCCTGATAATTTCTTTCTTTGCCGAATCCTGGTGCTTTTTACCGGAATCTCCGACTATTTTTGTCGCAAATCCCATCGCAACAGCCTGCTCGGGCGTGATCCACGTCTCGGCATCGAGCAGTGCCTGGAGCTCATCCTCCGAAATATTCACGCATGACAGATACGCATTCGCAAGCGTTTTGGAGATGATCTCCAAGTCATCCGCCTGTTTCCTGAGCTCTGCGGCGTTACCCTCCGCATACGTCCATGCGTTATGGATCATCAGGAGGCTCGCTTCATTCATCTCGCGCTTGTCGCCTGCCATAAATACGACAGATGCGGCAGAGCACGCGAAGCCGTCACAGCGCGTCGTCACTTTTGCCTTGCTGTTCTTCAGTGAATTGTAGATAGCAAGACCTTCTGCCACCTCTCCGCCGTAGCTGTTGATGTTCACGATGATCTTTTTCGCCGTGCTCTCATTTATCAGCTTCGACAGGGTGTAGCTCGAGACGTCGCTATCTGCGAACTCCCAGGAGGTGATATCCCCAAATATTGTGATCTGGAGCGTGTCGCCCTCCGTCTCGGACATGAAATATTTTTTATTCATTCTGCCCTTCCTCTCCGGTAGTATCCACTACCCCATAATTTTTAGTTACGAAATGCTTCTGTGCTTCCTCTGTGCCGAGTGCCACCTCGCCGACCTTCTGCCGCACCTCATCGATACTCAAGACGCCGCAGCCGATGATCTTGTCGAGCTTGTCAGCTGACGCAAATATTCCGCTGATCTCCACCATCGACGGATCTACCTGGACAAACGATCCGTTCTTCACGCCCTTTGCGCCGTAGCGCTTCCTCGTGATCTCTTCCTCCAACATGTCGCATATGGGGCGTATGCAGAATTTGAGGAAGTTATCGACAGCCTCTCCGCTCTGCGCCACCTCACCCCGCAGGAATGCCGGCGGCACTCTGAATATCTGTCCTACCCTGTTGTAGATCTCATCAGACATGTTTTTGATATCGTTGATCTCTGATGTGTTGCGGACCGTCCTTGTGGCCGGTGTATATGTGTAACCCGCATGGAGCGGGAGCACAGCGTTTTTACTGCTAAAAAATGCCTTGAATTTGTTATCTATGAGGTCTTTCTGATATTTTTCGTAATCTATCGGGCCTCTTTTCGTGGAGTCGATATTTAAAAATCCCTTGTCGGCGCCTGCTTTCTCATAGCTTTCAAGCGCTTTTGATATGATATCCTCATACTCTTTGCACACACCCGACAGGTAGGGTTGCACGTCATCGTTCGCCATGCGCAGATACAGCGCATCGGACGCCCTCTTGTCCGGGAGATGCTCGGAATTTACGGTAATATTCTGATAAACGACCTCTTTTGTGCCCCGGATATTGTACGAGAATGAATCCGCCACAAACAACTGGTGGCTCTGCTCTACGACGAGCACCTCGTTATTGTATACAAGAGTCTCCACCAGATCCTGAAGGAACTGCGTGCTGTTCTGGTTGGCATTCGGCGAATAATTCCAGAGATAATATTCGTCCTCCATGACCTCCTCGCCGTTCATAAACGTGCGGAATCTGCACTGACCTATCGCCGATGCGATAAGACCCACCGCAGACTGTATCGCGATATGCTCTAAGTCGAGCGGCACCTCGCCGTCCGGCGTGAGCCGGTATCCGTTCGATTCTATCTCTTTCGCCTTTGAAGCTCCGAACAGATCTGACAGCCACTTTGTAAAAGCACTCATTTTCTCACCTTCTCTCTCAGTACGTATATACATCCATGAGCGAACCTTCCTCCGGATCGTTCCACCCCTGGATACTGTTTATCTGCGTGGCAGCCGCCACAAACGCCATGAATCCGTCGGTCTTCCTCGACTTCGGCTCAATCTTCTGATACGTGATGTTCCCCCGCGGATCCATGACCTGCTTCGCATTGTTCGTGTACCAGCGCATCAGCTCATTGTCTCCCCATACCACCCTGTGATTCACGAACTGGCTCGATATCATCGGCGCAGTCTTCATCTGGTCGGACGGTCTTGTGAGAATGATATTCTTGCTGCCGTCCTTGTCTGCATTGAATCCGACATTGCGCAGAGCCTTCTCCAGCCAGGTATGGCGGAATTGATCATAGGCAATCTTTACGATGTTGTACTGTCTGCCATTCTCGGCGATCCACTCCGCCGGAAGCTCCGGTGGGATCTCGACCGCGTCGATCACTGTGAGCAATCCGCGCGATTGTGCCTCCTCGATCGGGAACTTGATCCTGCTCCAGTCTTTTGACTGACGGCACACCCAGGTATGCGTGATCCAGTACCATATGCCCTTTACTTCAAACAGTAGCCCCGCCGCCACGAAATCCGACGTCTGCGCATAATCCACCCCGCCGATGCAGGAATATTTACTCAGATTCGGGATATCCTGCGCCGTAGCCGCAATATTATCCCACTCAGTGACACCGCACTCGGCATTTCCGAGCGGTCTGTTCATACGCTTCGTCATGAATGCGCTGTTTCCAAAAGAATCGAGCTTATAATCTGCATATTCGCGTTCCATCTCAGCCATGAGAAATGGAAAATATCTGAGCGACGGATTGGCTTTGTGCCACATGCGCTTATCATTGACCTCTTCCTTGTCGTCGAGGCGGCATATGAAGAACAATGTGCCATTGTCAGGCACCTCGCCGCCGAGCACACCCTCCGCTTCCTGGATCTTGTGATCGAATGGACCGTCTCTCACGTCCCCGTTTGTCGTGACTATGGTGACCCTCGGATATTTTTTCTTTCCGAGACCTGTCTTTGCGACATCTATCGTCTTATAGCTCTCATACTGGTGATATTCATCAAAATCCACTTTTCCGGGACGGCCACCGTCCTTCGTCTTGTGGTTCGACGTTCTGAACCGCAGCTCGGATCCGGTCTTCAGATTCCGGATCACCTCGAGATTCCACTTGAAGTGTTTCTCCATCTTTGGCTTGTTCGCCTCGAGCATGTCATAGACGTCTACGAAGCTCGTTTTTGCCTGGTCTTCACTGTTTGCGAAGATATCGATGTTGTACTTGTCTACTGGGTTCGCCGGTGTCAGAAGCGCAAAGTCCTCGAACGCGAGATATCCATTTTTTCCGGCGCCTCGTCCAACACAGGCGAACAGCTCCGGCCATCGAAGCATACCATCCGCCCTGTACACGCAATTGTGCAGAGCGAACACAAATTTTTCCCATGGAAACAGAGCATACTCAAAATATTTCTGGTATCCCATGTATCTGGCGAGCTGTTCGGTATCGATGCGCAGGTCTTCCTCGGCAAATATCCGCTCCACGTAATCGCACAGCTGATATTGCTCCTTGCAAGAAGGATATTCCGCACTTCTCACTATCCTGATGTAATCATCAATCTCATTACAGTTCGTCATCCTCCTTTTGCTCAACCCCTTCTTCATCCAGTCCTAACTGCTTTCTTATCGCGAGCATCTGCCGATTGCACATGATAAGTCCTTTTACTGCCGGATTCTCTTTATCATATTCTTTGCCGGCCGCCGAGACGCTCCGGTATGTCCTGCCGTCCTTCCTGATGCTTTCCTTCATTTCCTCCGCCTGGGTGCTGAAGAATATGTACTGCTCTATCAGATCTGCCACGTCGGGGCGGACTATCGTCTCCCCTTTATCCGTCGTGGTGGTGAGTCCTTTGAGCATCGCCTGCTCCATAAGGGAATCTCGCAGTGTTTTCTCGGTTATTTTTACCTTTGCCATCTTGGTTGCCATACTTTTCTCCTCAAATCTGCTCCATCGTCGATTTCCTACGCGCGTAAATGAAAAAAATTCTTTTGTCGGGTATGGGGGCGGTCGGGCGCCCTCGAGAATTTTTCGATT